TCGATACCGTGCTTGACGGCGTAAGCCTCAACGGCTTCCTTCATCGAGCCCAGCTTCATGGCATCGGAAACAATGCCCTGAACGTCCTCGTGACTCAGAACGGTTCGCTCTGACTCTTCGCCGCCCGGCTTGCCGTGTGTTTCGAACACATTGCTGCGCTGGCTCATACGGCCCTTTCCTTCCTTATCGTCGTTGTTTGACTCCTCGCCACCAGCGGAATGCTGAGCAGAGTCGTTCTTGCTCTTGGCCTCCTCAAGGGCTTGGCCAATCATGTAATGAACGACGTTCTTCTCGTCGTCGGTCATTCCGTCGTAGACTTCCTGAATCGTCGGGTCGTCGGCGGTATGCTCGACTTCCGTCTCCTCAGTCTCGTCTTCCTTCTCTTCCGGCGTCTTCTGAGCCTCTCCACTTCCGTGGACAATCTCAGTGTCGGTGTAGATGATGGCTTCGTCATCCAACGTCTCCAGCTCACCGTTGCCGTGCTGTAGGGTGATGTTGTCAATGAGGGCGCCAGGATTCGCGCCCGCCATCACCAAACTCACTTCACGAATCCATCCGTGCACAACCTGCTTGGCCTTTTCGGTCAGCTGGTTTGCGTAGATGGAGAATGACTTGATGTCCTTGTGTTCCACCAGTTCCCCGGCGGTTTTTGCCTTCGGCGTTTTGTTGAGGTATGCATAGCCGTAGACGCCATCGTCACGATTCTCGAGAATTGCATGTCCGAGAACGTTCTCCGGATCGTCATGCTTGTGCTGCCAGACCAGAGGAACGGTCACCTGATCCTGATGCTTGAAAGCATCGGGAAGAATGGTGCGACCATCCGAACACTTCAGATTGGCCTTTGTAACGTATCCACTGAAATCTGGCGAAGCGCCATGCATCAAGCTTCCACCCGTGGTGATGCCACCATCATCGGGCTTGGCCTTTTCTTCCATTTTGAATGCTCCTATTCTCTTTTGGATCCCTGGCTTCTAGCCAAGGGCCTTCTGAGCTTGAATAGCTTTATCAAGCCTTCCCTTAACTTCAGAAACCTGCTTCTTAAGGGAAGTAACAGTATCGGCCTTAGGCTTGCCAGAGGCCTTGCTCTTTGAGGCAGCAGTTTTTCTCTTATTGGCGAGCTTCTGCTTGTGCTTGTCGCGATACTTTTTAGACTCTTTAGCTTTCTTAGACTTTTCAGCCTGAGTAGGACCGCGCCGTTCTTTGGCCGCGCTCTTACGAGCTTTAGCCACTGCTTCCTTCAGTTTCCTCTCCAGATCAGCAAGCTCAGACTTGAGAGATGAAACTCTCCTCGCTGCATTCGCTCTCTGTTCAGGAGTAGCTTTGGGCTTGGCCGGGGGTGTACTCTTAGCCTGCCGACGAGTCAGCATAATCTTTATAAGCTTCTTCTCCGCGGGATTATTGGACTTCCTGATCTCCTCGTGGATCTGTTCGTCCGACATCCCAGCCAGCCTCTTAGCTAGAGTAGCTAAGTGCGGATTGTATTGCCCCTTTCTCCGGCCCTTTAACTTACGAGTACGAAGGTAATACTCGTGGGCCTTCTTAGGGTCGTATGGACGTGCCCCATGCATAAGAACTTCGCCATTAGGGAGTTCCATTGGCACCCGGCCCCATTCCGAATTCAGCTAATGCTGCTTCCAACTCTGGATCACTCGCTGGTTGATCTGGTCCTGGAGGAACTCCAGTATCACCAACAGGCATATTGCTGTTGATTAGCTGATCCGCCTTCGCATCCTTCGCTGGCTTCCATCCAACGACCTGCCTGATCTCGTTGGAGGTAGCAATCTCGTTGCGAGTGAACTTGTCGGCGATTTCAGCAACCTCACTGATCGGTACCAGCTTGAACGGATCCCTGAAGAACAAGATCCATTGCTTCTGAGTACGAGCAGTCTTGGTCAAGAAGCTTCTACGCATTGCTTCAACGATCGCTGTAAGAAACGGCTCTACGGTGCGATTCCAATAGTTGATCATCGCGGCTTCGTCAGCCGTTCCCTGCATTACTTCTTCTGAAAGACCGAGCTGATCATAAAGTTGTTTAGTTAGGTATTCGATCTGAGTCAGAAGATTGTTTTCCGCGGGACGGTTCAGCTGAGTAATCTTCTCAGTTGCGTCAGCATAGGCGATACCATACTGAGCGCCCTTGAGTTGGAACTCAATGTCTTTCGTCCTTTGAAGAGCTTGTTCTCGTCGAGCTTCAGACTTGATGGTGTAAGGAAGCTGGATGATAATGTCTAGTTTTCCTGAAGCCGTGGCTTCGTCCACACCATCAAGAAGGTTGAGCTTTCGAATCAATCGCTGAAGAGTCGAGCTAGGCTCGTTCATTACGTTGTAAAGAGGATTCTCAACAATCGCGACTGAAGATTTGGGAAGAGTAAGCTCCTCTCTATAACCTTTCTTCTCGTTATAGAGACTAACGCGGACGTGCTGTGGGTACCAACCCACAATAGATCCGACCCGCATAGTCTGAATATCAAACCCACCGTTTTCAATGGGACTTATGTCCGTATCGACAGGAACGATTGCACAACAGCCATCGTCACAAAGAGTCATGACAATATCTCGACGAAACTGTGTTGCCGCCTGATCGATGTTCGCTTCAAGAGTCAAGCAATTATTGAGTCCGCTGTTAATTTCCTCAAGGAATCGCCTTTGATCGTCGGTCCTGACGTGACGAATATCGACCGACGACACATCGACACTGATTCGAGTATAAATCGAGGAGATGATCGAGCGCTCGTTTGATACACTAATTCTTGGTCGATCTGGTCTTGTGGTGGAAGAACCGCCGTAATAGCCAGAATAAACACGATTTTCAATCGTCTGTGTCTGACTTGTGAAGATATTCCACGTATGTCTTAGTGCATCACCAAATCGTGACACCACTCACCTCCTTTCTCATTCAAAGGCCTCCTTGTTGGCTTTCCAGGCAATGTAGCCGTCCATAAGAGCGGACACATTGTCGATCTTCTCTTCTTGACGCTTTTTGTACAGCTTTCTATTACCGTTGGTGTCTTCCAACGTAATAGCATTGCCCATTGCGAACGACATAAGACTTTCGTCAAAGAGAAGACCACGATCTTCGCTGATCTTCTTTAGTTCACCAAGAGGAACTGATTCTGTCTTGGCTCCCTGGGCAATTTTCTCTACTGCATAAGGTCCGTTTTCGGCTATCCATCGATCCACGAATTCCTTAGCGTTGTAAGGGTCGTATCCCAGAGCTCGACAATCGTATTCGTTCGCCAGGATGAAAGCATCGAGATCGTCGTATACTTCCATCATGTCGAGGACGGTTCCCTCGTTGATAACAAGGCTACCCTCATTGATGAACTCTTCGTACTTCTGTCGCATAGCTCCAGGAAGACGGAAAAGAGTTCTATCAGTAATATAGCTCCGACACTTTACCCCAAATCGATCGGGGCCGATGGGAAACAGAAACGTGAACGCGCAGAAGTCATCACCCTGTGACAGGTCCGCTCCCACTGCGCAGGGCATCCCCCCAAACCACTGAGTCCTATGGGGGATTGTCTCTTCATATGTAAAGAAGTAGGTGTATCCCTCCATAGGTATTCCGAACCGTTTGGCAAGAATGTCGTTACGTGAAGCGGGTGCTTTCTCAGCGCGCTCGACGTCCAGATGATATGTTTCATAAGTGACAGTTGCTCCTAGATTCGGATTAGCTTTGATCCACATTGCTGGATCGTTAACTTCTTCTATCTCATCGAGACGATAGTAGAAGATGGAAACATGAGGAGCCTGGTAATCTCCTTTGAGAATATCCATGAGCTCCATCTTGATGGTATCTCCAGAACCAGCTCGTACAGTTCCTTCCGAGCTAATAGCTAGAATAAGATAATCATCAAGTTTCGAGGCTCCCTGCTCTACTGCGCCAACCACATCTTCCCTAAGATCTCCAGAAAGCCACTCATCAATTGTCGACACTTTCGGCCTGAGGCCCTGAAGCTTATTGATCGCCATAGGACGGATCTCGAGAAGCGACCCAGTAAGGAAGTTCTCGATACCCTTCTTCGTTGACGCCAACTTAACACGATTAACCCTCGATCCCGTCGTGTTTTGCAACGAACCTTCGGTCAAGAACTTGAACAGAGGCCCCCGCGCGCGCGTGATAGCCGTACGAATAGGCGACATAACTTCATCGGCTTGCTTCATCGTAGGCGCGGTTGTGATCTGGTGAGTTGTCGATGTGTCTACATTTAGGAAATAACTCTGCACCAGAGAGGCGTACATCGACTTAGCTGCACCACGAGCGACAATCAGATACTGCTTACGAGTAAGCCGTTTCTTGATGGTCTTCGTAACATAGCGTCCACCATGATTCTCTGGTGTTGGGACATAGACACTGCGCTCGACAAAGTAATACCAGCCAAAGATCTGCTCAGCCCATAGCTTGAATGTAGGTAGTAGATGTAGGTCGGCGCCGTCTGTGAGTGTTGCTTCGTTTTCACAATATCTAATAAACCCCTCTACCGCCTGATCATCATAGTAAATATTAGGATTGGCAATGAGCGCGTCGATTCGGTTCATTTCCATTGAGATCTCGCGGTTAACCGGGATCTCTCCGGCCAGAACTTGTTCACGGAAGTGTCCATAATAGACCGGGACCGCGTCATTTGACAGGCTCATTGCTCACCTCCTAACTATGCTGCTGCAAGTGCCGTCTTGGCTAGGGTCTTCTTGACTGCCTTACTCGTCGCCTGACTTGCCACCTGATTAGCGGCGTTGGTGCCTTGCTGGCCAAGAAGCTTCTTGACAAATTTCTTGCCTGGGCTCGCCTGGTTGTATTCAAGCTGCTTTACCTGCTGCTCGAGCTGGAGGCGATTAGCGTACTTCCTGAGATCGTCATCAGAGACAGCATTTACCCCGCTCTTCTTTTTGATCTGCCCAACAGTTACCTTGGCCACGGCGTCGGAATGAATCGGGAGACCCTCTCCACCCTTTACCTTGGTCTTGTTCTTTTTGCCAGTCGTAATCGTGACATCACGAGTGGCCTCAGACTTGCGAACGCCCCAACGCATTCCCTTGACTCCGTAATGAGAAAGAAAATCCTCACCAGCGGAAGCATATGCAAGAGCAGGTTCATCCATGCTCGAAACTTTTGGTGATTTGTCCACCAGAGTAACCTCCTGGCCGGTGTAGTCACCCATCCATACGGCGACCTTGTCGAACTTGACGTAAATGGTCCCCATCGGATCCCAACTGTCCTCATTTGCAGGAGTTTCTGGATAGCCCAGAGTCAGATGCGGCGACCACTCTGTGTGTTGGGGAACAGAGTTATAGGCACTTCGGATATTGACATCCGCAAGCAATCGGTCTCTGAAATCGTGCACCTGCCACGGAATATCCTTTGCAAAGAAGAGAACATCTGCTTCGTCTTGCCCCAGAAAACCCCGATGATCAACACGGAGATTGAAAGGAGGCAGATAATTCGCTTGTTCTGCCACATACTTGTTAATCTGAGGAATGTTCGGATTCGAATCCGCGTCTCCCAGAAAACAAAACGTCATGTGAGGAACTTTTTCGCTGGAAACTTTCCAGACGTCGTCATCAGCAGCCGGGACGGCTACGATAACTAGATTCGCCATCACGGCACCTCCTCAACTATTACGGGATCGGGGTCGACCCATTGCGTATGTTCTCTATTCACGTTTAGACGCCATTCAATCTGCTCGATCTGCTTCTCCATCGCAGTTATCAGATATGACGTCTGCGGCGGATCAAAGGCAAGGCGGACTTTGAGGTAAATGAACGTCTTGACCCAGCTGAGAACCTGATCGTCATCAGAAATATAGTCTGACCACTCAGTGCTCTCGTCTTCGATCGTGAATACAGTAGGGCCGACCCCCAACTGGGTGAGATCGGAAAACGCGCTGTTGATCTGGGTGATAACGTCCTCGTCAAACGCGGTATAGTCGGAAGCCATACCCAATCTCTTCTTAGTGCTGTTAAGAATGCTTGTTTCCACTACTCACCCCCTTTCTTTTAAACGGCAGACCCCTGAGGTCGGCCGAGTGGGTCTGTTCCATCCGGGTTCAGACCGGCCGCAACATACGCTTCTCGAAGCGCTTGCTCGTTGTCGGCAAGATCTTTGTGGTACTGGTCTTCCAGGTCGCCCCTGGCCTGGACATAATTTGATTCGATAGTTTCACGAGCTTCAGCATGCGTACGAGCAATGCCCGAACGAAGCTGGTCTCGTTCTTCTGCTGTGGCGAATGTTCCCATCTCACCTCCTTATCCGTTCTTGACGGAGTAATCCACGATGGGCTTTGGATCGCGATTACCGATCCCCATCTTGGTTCCTCCAGTGTTGTACATCAGATGAATATGCCAAGCGTTGGCGAAACCGGCGTGACCAATCGGCTGACCAGCCTGGACGATCTGACCAACCTTGACCTTGGCCTTTTCGGCGTGGCCATACCCGATGTGGTAGCCCTTCTTGAAAGGACCAATCGTCTCGAGCACTTCGAGCTGGATGATTCCGTCGCCCTTGGCCTTGAGCGTAGGATTACTTGGAGCGCCCTTGCCCCACCATCCGCTGGAACGGACATCAATGACCTTGCACTTGACCATTGCGTAGAGAACCGCATCTGGCTGGCAAATAACGTCGAGTCCGTCGTGAATTGGCGGGTGGAATCCCCAAGAGTCCTGGAGAATTCGATCCACCGGAGGATGAACCGGCGATCCGATTGCCTTGTACCTGCGTCGAAGAGCAGCCCGATAATCCTTGCGGCTCTGGCTGTTCATGGTTCTCTTCTCGGCGGCCGTGAGATCACGATTCCGAATCTTCGTACGAAGTTCGGGCGTAACCCCATTCTTCATGGCAACCTTCTCGTTGATGCCAAGGGAATGACAAAGAGAAGCGGTGTACGAACGAGTCGCAACGCCATACTTACCGTCGGCGACGATAGGACAATCGATTGCGAGTCGCTTGAACTGAGACTTGACTTCCTTTTGCCAAGCAAGGACATCCGATCCATGCATGACCGGCTTCTTGACTACGAATGTTCTCTGAGACACTTGGGGACCTCCCTAACTAAGACTGCTGCTGGTCAGAACCGTCGCCAGGCGAACTGGACGAAGGGTCCTGCGGCTGATCCTGCGAGCCGTCAACCTCGTCTGCCTGGCCAGAAGCAGCATCTGCCTCTTGGTGAGCCGGAGTTGCCGGAGCTTCGGACGGCGGAGCCGCCTGAGATGCGGAATCGGGTCCCGCGTCGACCGGCTGTGCCGGAGATGAGTCCTTGTGGGGCTCTTCCTGGCCCGACTGCTGATCGTTCTGCTCTTCCAAATGGATCATTCCTTTCACCAGAGCTTTGTATCTCCGGGTCGTCGTACTGTTGGTGTCCGCGGGAGAAGGTTTTTATCGCCGAAATGAATTGCGTTATGTGTGTTAAGCGACGTTGTAATGAGGAATTCTGGCTCTACAATATCTGGATCTCCACTCTCAATAGCCTCTTGAGTCAATGGATTCATGTGATGTACAACAAGATCAGCATGAATTTCGTATCCAGGAACACCAAGATCACATCCACCATCGCGAAGAATAACGTAATCTCGCGCATCTAACCACTCTCTGGACTTGTAAAAGTACTGATTTACCCATCTATCGTGTCCAAATGTTGCTGCACCAACTTCCCCCCGAAGCATCAAGTAATCAAACCGTTCTTCTATGGTTTCAAGTCGGCGAAGCTGAGAATATGTCCTAATCCTCGACATCTGGCATTTCTTCTTCAGAAGCTGGAGAACCGCCGCTATAAGATTGCATAGCAGAGATTGCATTCGCGTAAAGCTCTTCAATACGAGCCTGCGATTCCAGATTCTCCTTCTTTACTCGAGTGAGTTCGTTCTCAAGACCAATTCTCTCTTGTTCAAGTCTTTCACGACTCGATCCGAGCTTTAAGAAGTGGGTTGTCTCTTGTGACGAAGCTGTACCATTCCGGATCCGCTCTTCCACGAGATCATAAGCCAAGGAAACCATGTTTCCTTCACGGGCTTCGGGAGTTGTCGCGGGTCTGCGGCTACTTCTCTTGGCTTCTGAAGGCCTTTTCCGCGATGCCACGGCACCTCCCTTCGGAATTGTTTGACTAAAATACTCCCCCGGGGCATTTTTTGGG